CGGGTGGAATGTTTTCAATCAGCACTGGCAGAAGTCGGATCAGTTCCGAAACTACACCGTTGGGTATTCTTTTCATTGCACTTCCAGTATTTATCAGGATCGGGTATTTCCACATTCAGAAACTCTCTTCCGTACTCCCTTAGCTTTTCGCAATAGGTGGAGAAAGTAAGCGTGTCCATAGTGGCTGTAGAGCCGGGGAAAGTCAGAATTTCGCCCGTGTGTTTGTTTACCACTTTGTCAGAAGTCATTTGAGCCTTAAAGAACTCATGCACTTGCTCCACGCTTACAAACTCATATCCGGCATCCAGAAGAGCATCTAAAAGCATCGGGTAGATACATCCCCACAACCACCCGTTTTGGTCGTTTGATCGTGGTTTTCTCACCCTTTTAACCTCTATCCGATACATCCCATCTAATTGATGTTTGAACCATTCATAAAGAGGTTTGAGGTTAAACAGCCCGTTTCTTTTCTCTACCAGAAGTTTTGCCATACCTAAATCCTATCCAGTTCTATTTCAAGTCCAGTATGTGCCGCATAAACCACCTTTCCAGTCTGCCTTTCTATCTCCGAAACAAAGTGCTTTTCATCGCTATTGTTGTCGGATAAGTGAAGCAGGACAATGTTTGCCACATTGGTAAGGTCATTGGCACATAAGAACCCTTTGCAAGTATTTAGCTCCATGTGTGAAGTCATCAGGCGTTCACGCTGTGAGGGAAGTGTACGCCCGGCATTGATAGCCTCCACCAGCTTTGCATCAGAGTAATTGCACTCTATCATAACTTGGTTTAGTCCGGGAAACACATACTCACACATACAACTATCCGTAAGGAACATTATACGCCCTGTTTCCGGGTGGTCTATCAGGTAGCCGACACAAGGCACATCGTGGCAAGCATCGAATGGCAGCACCTTGAATCTTCCAAACCTGTAGCCCTTTCCACGCTCAATACAATAGGCACGGCTTCCAGTAACCCCCTTTGCAGTCCAAACCTCTTCCAGTGCCAGCGTTGGGAATCCACTTTCCACCATTGCCTTAATGTATTTTGCGTGGTCGTTATGTTGGTGCGTGATCAAGCAGCCAGACACTTTGCGTATATCGAAGCCCAGAGCCTTTTTCACCTCAATGAATCTTACTCCAGCCTCAATGATAAGTGCCTCATTCTTATTCTCCAGAATGTAGCAGTTACCCTGACTACTTGATCCTAACACTTTCAAAACCATATCACACTCCGTTAATAGTCCGGCTCATTTGCCGCATTTGGATTAGCGTTACTTTCGGTCGCAACCTCTTCATAGGTCGCATCCGTCATATCCAATACCTGTTTGTTGGCATTGTCCTGAATCAGATTATCACGGAAATCTGTGTATTCGCCCTCATAGTCGCTTGCGATAGCATTCTGCATTTCAATCGACAGATACCCATATTTACTAAGTAAATTGCGTATAACCGTCTTGATAGCCATCCCGTGAAAGTTACCCATCCAGCCTACAGCCGTACTATCTGGAGATACCGGAAGATTTGAAAGGCTCAACAGATGCTCAACCGTAGCCTTTTCATCATTCTTCAAAGCCTTAGAATACCTCTTTGCGTGGGTAGCCATTTGTTCTGTTGTCATATACAAGGTTTTTGCAAACCCGTTGATCAACTCGAAGTAGCAGAAGTAACCGATCACCTTATCAGACTTCCTTTCACCGTCAAAGGCTATTTCTCCAGTAAGCCTATTCACCTTGCGCAATTCGCCATCATAGACTACATCAGCATTGATTGTTTTGTATTGCCCGGATCTCAAAGCCAACTGGATAAGTCCTTTGTAGCCTATCTGGAAAGTAGGCTCATAGACCTTAACCCACTTCTGTAGTGTCTTACCGTCACGTCCGATCTTTGGTTTTCCGTTCTCATCCAGATCATCAACTCTCTTGCTATTGTTGAAAGGAATGATAAACGCATAGCCCAGAGCCTTGTTGATAGGCAAGTGCAATACAGCCGCTTTCAGAGCTTCCATTACTACCTGTTTTGGCTCGCATAACTGTAACTTGGAATCACTGTTGTACAAGTCAATCACAGAAGCCACGAAAGTAGAAGCGTTCTTTTGCAAGGCATTCTTGAATTGTTCCATCACAGAGGGTGCGTTAAGCATCTGTTTCAGCAGATCCACGCCCTTTGTTTTCTTTGCGGCAACCGCTCCACTGTTTGCAGTCGCCACCGCTGTTGTTACTTGTGTCATTTCCCAAATATTTTAGATAACTTCATAAAATTCAAAAACTTAACAGCTTTACCGAACAAACCTCTTGATTCGTTTCTAATTGCAAATTGGGCTATCGCATACACCAACTTTTCTTCCGTACCAGCGGCAAGAACTTGTGTATTAGCATTATCTCCTTTTTCGTTTTCTTCTACCGCAATTACAATAATTGCTCGTTTGTTGTTGTTATCTTTCGCCACCATACAAGTAGCAGAAGAAATAAACTCTGAAACTTTCTTTTGAAAGTCTGTTGTACAGCATCCGTTCATAATTGATTATTTAATGGTTAATTCTTTGTCATGGCTAACCACCAGATTAATAACCTGTGAAATGGTTGGTATGATCTCATTCACACGCTCCCTGTTATCAATGAAGATAGGTGCGGATATGCCTTTCACTTTGCACATGGCATTGATAATATCCAGCCCGGCATTAAGTTTCTTTGCATCATTCAGATCTGGATAAGGAACACCGTCTATAGTGCATACGCAAGTCAGTTTCTCACCTCCGTTAAGTTGCTCATTCACGAATGAGAAAGAAACAATCTGGAACATTCCATTAATGCGCTTCATAAGCTCATTATCCTTTGCCTTTTGGAAATCCAGCATAACAAACTCTGTTTTCTCCAGATCGGCAAGTGCCTGATTGTTGGCAATACGCTTTTCTTCCAGCGTTGCAATCTCCTTATCAGCACGTTCTATGGCTTCACGCTTTGCAAGCCTCTTAACCAGTTCGGAAATGGAACTGTCAAGCACCTTAATACCGTCTTTGAGATCTGTAGTATCTACTGGCTTTGCTTCCATTGTAAGCTGGTTTTCCAATTCCGCAATCTCATTGCGAATGGCAATGCAATCGGCATCAGATTCTATCAGTTGGCGCACATCCACGCTTTCCGGCATACTTGCCTTTTGAGCCTCAATATCTGCCTTGATTTGTTCAATCATTGCCTCCAGTTCAGCAACCTTAGCCAAAGCATCCTCACGTTTTTTCTTTGTTTCTTCCAGAGTAGCTTTTATACCTTTCCCTTTTGTGGAATTAGCCTGTAGCCTTGCAGATTTGCTTTGGTTGAAATTAGCTTCCATTTCATGCTGTTTGGCGGCAATATCATCCGCTTCAAGCTGTCTATGGCAAGTAGGGCATACGAAAGCACCCTCCGGGTATGTCAGTTGCTCTTGGCTTATCTGCCTGTATTGCCCACGCAACGTATCAAGTTCCGTGTTCATTCTCTGGATTTGTGCCTCATAAGAGGATATTTCGTTGCGCTTCCGCACCAAATCCCCCTCATGTAGTTTCAGCTTGTATTCCATATCACGGATCTTCAATGAAACATCATTGCGACCTTTGTCGGCTGTTGCCCTCAACTCATTCTCCTTTTTGGTAAGTGAAATCCGCTTTTCTCCGATAGCCTTTTGGATGTTGGCTTTCCGCTTGTACTCTTCCTCTACCAGTTTGGATTTATCAGACAAAGAGGCTTCCAGTTCGGCTTTCTTCGTGCGCTTTTCCGTCAGTTCAGCATCCAGAGCCACCCAATCCTCTTCTTCCGGCTTCAACCTGTTTGCAGTCTCAATGTTGGACGGTATCACCACCAACTCATCCTTAATCGCCTTTTTCCTTGCGGCTATCTCTTTGGAGTATTGAGCCAGCGACTTGCCGGATAATTGCGCAAGCAGTTCCACATACTCCGGCTTCAATCCTGCCACATCTTCATCCGTCACATCGCCTGCCATGTCAAGCAGCATACTTTTCTGTACATCGGGATTAAGAGAGGTGAAATAGAACGGATTGGTGATCATCCGTGATACATCTTCCGGCAATATGGAAGCTACCGTACTATCGTATTCCTGTTTGGTAGCCAGTTTCACATCATTCACATAAAACTCTGTCTGGTGGTTTTTCAGCATTTCTTCTGTAGTTCCACGAGGTTTTGACCACTTCTCCACATACCTACGCTGTAACTTCACCGTCTTTCCATCTACCGAAAGCAAACCACTAACATAATGCTCTATCTTCAAGATAGGCTTTCCGTTTTCATCCAACGTCTTAATGTTGAAATTACTATCGGATCTGCCTTTGCTGTCCTTTCCGAAAAGAAGCCACGAAAAGGCATCACATACCGTTGTCTTACCTGTACCGTTCTCACCGTATATCCACGTTTCCGCATTGGTGAAGTCCAACGTAAGGTAACGGATTCCCTTAAAATTGTTTAGGGTCAAACATTCCAACTTAATTGTTCTCATTTTACTTGTTTATTAAAGTGTTAAGTTTTTCCGATTTATCAGCAGCCAGCAATTCCGCTCTGGAATAAAGAACTTTGGAGCGTATGGAAGCACCGCCACGAGTAGTAGATACCGTACCTCTTTGTACCCACTTCTTAACCCGGCACTCCTGAAACTCCCTGTATGCCTCACGCTGTGAAATGAGATCATCAGCAGGCTTGGTCATTTTGACATAATTAGCCGCTCCCAAACTTGCCATTTCCATACAGATATTTTTCAGTTCCCAAAGTTCTAATTGTATCATGGCTACTTAGTATTTCCAGATATATCCTTTATGGGTTTTCAAATCTCCTTTGGCTACTTTACTAACTCCAGCAGGATTAAACCCATAATTCTTTACGGATGCTACAGATTCATATTCTCTTATTAATACACCATCTTGCGTATATTGCTTAACTGGCTTTGATAGCTTCAAACGCATTTTAGCGTCATGGTTTCCATAACGGTTATTTTGATACAAAGGCAACCATTCCAAATTCTCAACGCTATTATTGTTTTTGTTTTCATCCTTATGATTTACAGTGTCGTACCCATTAGGATTTGGTATAAATGCCATAGCGACAAGCCTATGAACTAAAAAAGATTTTCGCTTGTTCTGTACTTGCAGTTTCAAGCAATGATAACCGCCATTCACTATAAAAGTCTTTAGCATTCTGCCAGTGTGCAAACGCTCCTTTCCAGATTTTTCACGGACATAATAATCTATGCCCTTAACTCTACCACAAGAGGAAACTTGATATTTTCCCTCATAACCGGGTACATCTTTCCATATCTCATCAGATGATTTCATCACTTGCTATTTTTCCGTTTGAAGAATGTAGACACGCTTTCAGTGCCGTACTCATCATCAGTGTATAGCACATAAGCCATAAGAGCGCACATACCGAATGTGACGAAATGCCACCACGCGCCAAAGAAGATCGCCCCGATTAGGGCTGTGATTGCGAGCAGTCCGAAGATTGCCGATCCTACCAAATTGATTAATGTTTCAAACTTCATAATCAGTGTTGCATTTTTGATTGTTAGTCGAATAGTTCGCTTTCAGGTATTCCGATTTCCTTAGCGATAATAGATACACATAGTGCATTGGGCTTCTGTGCGCCAGCCAGCCAACAACGCACCGTTTTTTCCGATACCATACACAGCTCCGCTATTCTTCGCACGAAAGCTGTTTTTGGTGCTACCTCCGTTTTCGGGGGTAGTGCATCATAATACTGCCTGAATTTTGTTTTCTCCATTTCTGTAATTTTGTTATAGTACATAGTGTTCCACAAACACAAATTCGTTATATTTGTGCCGTGAAGTAGTAATTCACACCGCAAATATACGGAGGATTTTTCAGACAACAAAACATTTTACGGATAAAAAATCACATATTTTCCCGAATTGATTTGGATGGTCTGAAATTCAGTGTATTACATAATTAATTTAACTCTGAAAAGAAATCAGTATGAGCGAAATTAAAGATAGACTTACAAAGTTCCTTGAATACAAAGGGTACGGACAATTAAAGTTTGAGAATACAGCAGGATTGGGTCGTGGATTCGTAAACAAGGTTGGGTTTAATATCAATGCAAAGTCTCTTGAAAAGATAGCAAAGGCTTACCCTGAATTAAACATAGACTGGTTAAGAAGCGGACACGGATCAATGCTGAATGGCGAGAACGGAGATAGTGAGGTTACTCTAAACACTCCGATGGAAGAGCAGAAAGGCGCAACGGAAGAGGAAAACACTGCAACATGGGTCTTGCTTCTGCCAGTGACGGCACAAGGTGGTAGCCTGAATGACTTTGTTGTGTCGGTCAAGGAAAGTGACTGTGAAAAGGTTGTTTCACCCATCCGTGGCGTGGACTTCGCTATGACTGTTTCAGGTGATAGTATGTCGCCAGAATACCCAAACGGTAGCCGGATCTTCATCAAGAAGATAAATGAAAGGGCATTTATTGAATGGGGGAAAGTATATGTACTTGACACCTGTAACGGTACAGTGATAAAAATACTCGTACCGTCAGACAAAGAGGGATATGTAAAGTGCGTATCTATAAATACAGATCCTATCTTTGCACCTTTCGAGGTCGCTTTGGAAGATATTTACGGAGTGTACAAGGTTTTGCTTTGTATGTCTGTTAAATAGTTATTGATATGGAAAATCTTAGTAGAATGGTGATAGACCTGTACAAACAGAGCTTCACCGATTATGTGAATGGGAACACGGTTAATGTAGATGCAATTCTGGAAGTGCAAGAATCCATTAGCAATGCGATAATCAAGGCAAGGATAGAAAACACTGGTACGGAACTTCTGGAGCACCTGAAAGCCGATATTGATTATTTGAAGTATAACATTCTATGAATACGGCTGTGAGCAAACAAATAATGGAGCGTTTTTATACTGCACTGGATGCAATAATCGCCATGAAGAAGATTCGTGGCGTGAATACATATTGCCGACTGAATAACATAGACAGACGGAATTTCATTGCACAAAGAAAAGATCTGGATCGTGGCTGGTTTCAGTTATCATGGTTACAACCTATGGTAAGAGAATACGGAGTAAATGCAAAATGGCTACTTACTGGATTTGGAAGTATGTTTGAAAACCAAAAAACAGAATCGAAATGAAGAAACTTATATTCTTGATTTTTGCGATCATTCCCATTATCGGATTTTCGCAAGTGAAAAATGCCGGGTGCTTTTTGAGATTGGAAAAGCCCTACCAGAGTG